ATACGCAGGATCAATTGACGTTGTTTGCGGGGGATTCCCTTGCCAACCATTTTCAGTTGCAGGACAGCAGCGAGGCAAAGACGATGACCGTCACCTCTGGCCTGAAATGTTACGAGTCATCAGTGAGTCCAAGCCAAGATGGGTCATTGGAGAAAATGTTTCTGGCTTCGTCCGCATGGCACTCGACGATGTGTCGCTTGACTTGGAAAACGGAGGCTACACCGTCAGGACGTTTGTACTACCAGCTTGTGCCGCAGACGCGAAACACCGCAGAGACAGGGTATTCATTGTGGCCTACGCCACTAGCTCACGAAGCGAGACTAGGCTACCAAGACAGGAGTCGAGGAAAGAAAGGCACACAAGAAAGCCTGACCACGAAGGTAATCAACGACTTGGGTGGGAGACAGGCGGTGACTGGCCAACTGAACCCGCAGTGGGTCGAGTGGCTGATGGGGTTCCCAATAGGGTGGACAGAATTAAATCCCTAGGTAACGCTGTTGTGCCTCAACTAATTCAAATAATAGGTGAGCTAGTGCTTGCCGCAGACAAGGAAATGAACCATGAGTGATACGAACACTACCGATCCCATTTTTCTAATCAACCTGACCATCATTGAGCGTGAGTTGTTGTTACGCATGATGAGTTCATCGACAGATGACCCACGCATACATGGCTTGATAGGCACATGCTTTTGGTCGCAAGCCTACACAAAAGAAGAAGAGGGCGCACTTAAGTCCGCATGGACATCCATTCAAAAAAAGGTTAATGAGCTACCCAATGCCGTCGAATTATACTGATCAACCTACCTCACCTACCTCACCACCTATCCCAGAGGACGCTCCATGGGGTGGGTTGCGTGAGAACTCTGCTGAGATACACAAGCACCGTGTTCTGCGTGACTTCAAGTGTGAGTGGTGCGGTGAACCATTCAAGGCTTACCACCCACTGTCTAGATTCTGTAGTGCAGGGCATAGGGTCAAGGCATTCAGATCACAGCAACCTGTGAAGATACCCAAGCCTAAGCGACTTACCCCGCTGATGCGTAAGGGCAAGATGTTCAGACCACCTAGGCACATGGTTATTAAGGCACTAGATGACTTCATTAACTCTTAGTCTAATCCTCCTCACCATCCTCGTGCTCTTCGGAGTCGAGGATTTCACCTTCCTCATCATCCCAATCCTCTTCCAAATCTGACTCATCAACCGCTTCCTCGACCAACTCTTCTTCGACTAACTCTTCTGGCACTTCCTCCTCGCTCACCACCTTCTCCATGAGCACAGGCGCAAGTTGATTCTTATCGATCAACGCCTTGAGTCTTGACTCAACCTCTGACCTATCCATCTGATCGATACGCCCATGCTTGATTTCTTTCTTATCGACCATCAGCCCTGCAAGTTTTGCTCTGCCTAACTCAGCAGTTACTGCCGCCCCATACGAACCATCCTCAACTGCTGCATCCCTGATCATCTGAAGATCACGCGCAACCTTCTCAAAAGTAATCTCATACTTCTTCTGGTTAGATTCTTGTAGCTCCCTAATCTTATTCTGCACATGCGTATATCTTGGATCATTAAGCAGCATCGATGCCGACTGAGTTGGCACTGAGTAACCCGCACGAAACGCACACTCTGTATTAGTCAGATCTTGATAAACAAATGCCTGAATAAACGCCTGTTGTTTTTTTGTAAACGGACGTTCCTTAAACTTTGCAATCGCATGCCGCTTTGGACTATTGAGTATGTCAGTGTCAGCATCATACTCATTCTCACTCACCTGTTCTGCACCCAACAAATCACTACTCATAAATTAAACTCCAAAATTTTTTTTCCTTTTCCTACCCCCCCTTCAAAGAAGGGAGTAAGGGGGTGTCCCGTAGGGGAGATATTTATATCTCTCTCCCCTTCTTTAGAAGTGACCCACCTGACCCTTGACCCACCCTTATAAATCAATGACTTACGAGGCGAAGGGTCAAGGGTCACGGTAGGTCACGCTGACCCTCGTGACCCTACCCTATTCCCTTATAAATCAATGACTTGACTTACCGTAGGGTCAAAACCAAAACACCCCCTTGACCCTACGCTTTTAGGGTATTCAGTCCCCCGCGCAAACCTCGAAACTACATTAACTTTAGGGCCTAAGTGTGTCACCGCGCCCAACAGTTTCGTTACGTCCAACCCTACCATCCGACCCCTTCACAGGCTCAACCTTCACCCTATGATCGGTCACGCAGAGTATGTTTTTGCCACAGTGACGGCACCCGCTGTAGTCTATTCCAGGGTACTCAGCCACATAGTATTGGGCCTCACATGAGAGGCATTCCACATGCCATTCGTTGTTCACTACTACCTTCATACGACCTCCTAACCCGACTTAACCCGACTGCCTAGGGCCAGGCCAAGACGTTCTATTGATCAGCCTAGTCACCACTAATGGCGTTGTTTTCATGCGCTTTGCGATCTTGGAACAGACCACGCCGCTGTACTGCATGCTCAAGATCTCTCGCTTCTGTGCTTCGGTGAACTCATCCGTCACCACCGTCTTCAGCTTATATGATATGTAGTTCTCGTGCGCCACTTCCTGCGCCCGTATCGCGGACATGAACATGTTACTTGCTAAACTATTACTCACCTTATACTTCTCCGTTGCTTTACTTACCTGTTGACTGTATTGCTAACATCAATCCCTCTACAGACTTTGTTAACTTGCGTATGTCCGCAGTGTTCTTGCCTATGTTCTTGGCTAAGAACTCCATTGACTCACTGAGATCCTCGTTTGCCCTGCTCAATGCACTCAACTCTTTCATAGTACCAATGAACTCCTCAACAAGATTCTCTTCTACCTCTGCCTCCAAGGTTACCTTTGCCATATCGTACTGCTCCACTCGCGTATTTATTTATCATCTGTTAGAGTCCGTTTTGACCCTTGTTGCTTTGGGTTCCCCGTAATGTGTGTGCCTTCCTCACCCACTTTGACACGCACCTCTTGCGGGGTTTTTTACCTAACCCCTATCGACTTGTGCGTCTGCACACTTAGCCGCCACTTAGTATTCTTCTTACAGAACTCCACCGCTTGATTGACATAGTCGTTCTGGTAAGACACATCCATTGGTTGAATCAAAAAATTTTTGAAGTCCAACCGACTTAACTCATCTAGGTCAACACCATCTTGCGGGTACACCACCTTCAGCTCATCACCTTTAGTGACTACCAAATCTGTACCCGCCTTGGGGCTAACACATACCCAGTCAATGCCCTCGCACAACTCGACAGTGCCATTAGTTTCTATGGCAACTTGAAATCCCCAACCATGAAGTTTGCTAATCAACTGGTCATCAACCTGTAAGCCTGGCTCACCACCTGTAAGAACAACCAATAGGTTGTCTGCCGATGGCCTATACCACGCTTCATGTATTCTTTCAGCCAACTCAAATGCAGTCTTAACCTTGAACCCTCCAAGAAAGTCAGTGTCACAAAAGTTACACTGTGCAGTAGCCCTGTCCTTCTCCTTACCAGACCATAAGTTACACCCAACAAAACGACAGAACACTGCTGGTCTTCCTGCGTTGATGCCTTCACCTTGTACCGTGTAAAATATTTCCTTAACGCTGTAGGTCATAACTTATCCTATTAACTCAAAATTCTTTTGGCCTGCTTGGGTGTTGTTCCAGCGCGCCGCTGATGCGTGTGACTCGATACGATCCATCAAAATCATTGCTCTTGTTTTGGTACTTAATCCAATTGTGTACGGTCCTTGCCACCGAGTATCTAATCCACAGTTACGCCCCACGTTGGTGCTGTCTGCACTACTGAATGGAAAGTGTGAGAAAATAGTCGGGTCAAGCATCCGCAGCCCATGTAGTTTCACTTTGGGCCTACCTTCCGAATCACAAACAACATCCATCGCCTCAGACATTCTCGCCCACCATTCGGGCGAACCTATTTGACTGAACGCACCCGCACTACCGAATGCTATGCGCTTGTAAGCAACGGTCATGTACCTCAACACATCAAGTGATTCATTCAGATGCCATACTGGTACACCCTTACCATAGATCTCAGCGCCCACAGTTTTGAACCAGGTAGCTCTCATTTTTGCATTGGCATCGTCATCCCCATCAATAACATCAGGAATCACATGCCAATCGCAGTTTGGATGCATGTGCCACTCACCTACAAAATCAGCAAACCCGCTGACATCAAATGCTTTGCCAGACTTCCATGAAGTGAAGGCTCCATTATCCAAGGCAAATGACTGACAGATCTCAGCCACCAACCCTACGCTTCCTGCGTGTGCATAAGATACAAAGCCATGCTTGCCTTGCATTGCTATCTCTGTTTGCAATCCGCCACTGAGCGGAACCCCATGGTAATGAATCATATTATAAAACGCTTATCGATATAGCTGCTGCCAGCCCTGCAACCGCGCCAGTACACAGCACCATCGCAGCTATCTTAACGCGCATGTACACCAGCATCAGGCTTTCTTGACCGCTTGCCTTAGCTTTCACATCTCCTTCTAAATCCCTTCCTATCTCTTTGCCGTTTGACTTAACGCGGAAGTTAACAACAGGCTCAACATGCCGCTCAACAACCACATCTTTCATCTCAACCTGCTTAAGGTTGAACTGCACAGGACTTTCTTTATTATCCACAGCCTTCTTAGCTCTATCCCACGGAGCAACAGGCAACTCACTCACAGAAAACTTCTTAAGCTTATTGCCTGTGACCACCAATTGTTTTCTATGACGCATGTTACTAAGTGCAGTCCCAAGTTGTTCATGGCTGACTTCCCTGCCTCGATGCTTTAACTCTATGACTATTGCCTTTCGGGTTATAGGTCTACCCACTTCCTGCAACAACTCATACACCCACCTACTTATCTTTGGTCGCTTTGATTCACTCATTCCTCAGACTCCCATGGTCTTGTCATTTCATTTGATTCAAGGTAATGCCAGACCGCTTTGCCTGGCACGGCATGCGTCTTGACCAAGTTACCTTTATATTTCTGAACATAAGACACTGCCTTTTGCCCAGCCTTATCACCACTGTTCATGTTGGCTTTGCTTAAAGCCTCCTTAGCCAGTAGTTCTAATTCTTTTCTGATATAAAACTTTGTGCTGCTCATAGCACTAACCACCACGTTGGCAATGGCTACCTCATCTTCTTCAGTTAACTGGGGTCTAGTGTTGCGCTGCGTGAGATCTGATACCTTCCACATACCATCATCAAAGTCGAAGCTGGCTAAGTGCTCTTTAGGTTCCATAGCATTACGCGCTTCATAGAAGACAGATACGTTTGATTTTTCACCACCCAGCTTGATACCACTATCAAACCAACCGGCGAACACAGAGCCACCACGCGCTGACATGAACGTCTTATCGTCTGCCCGTTCCTTACCTGTATGGTGGGCTATGATCACGGTCACGTTGTGCATATCCATCAGCATATCTACTCGATCCAGCAGCTTGCGTATCTCTGTGTTGCTGTTCTCTTCCCCGTCAAAGAAGTTAATGATGGGGTCGATCATCACGATGTCTGGCTTGTGAAACTCAATCTCTTGACTGAACTGTTCTATGTCTTGGTCGCGCATCAGGTTCTTTCTCAGCCGCCCACTGATGATCAGGTTGTTGTGACCCATCCTTCGCAGGTCATCATCAAACTCAAACCGCTTGTAGTAGGTGTCTATCCTGCGCTTAAGAAACTCTGCGATGATCTCTGCCTGAAACCACATCACCTTCAATGGCCGACTGAACTCCACATCCATAAAGTCTGTGCCGGTGGTAGCCCCTGCTGCGAACGCACCCAGCCAGTTAGACTTACCAATCTTTGGCTTGCCAAGTAACAACACCCGACTCTTCTGGAATATGAATGCATCACCCCAGAACTGCTCGATGCCATCATCGTTCATGTCCACCCATTCAGTGTCGCTGAACGGCTTTAACCCTAGTGGGCCTGATGACTTATCCTCTTCACCCTCACGCTTCTTCTCTTCTATGGGATCTTCTTGTGATTGAATGACCTTAAGATCTTCATTGATATCTGTCTGCCACTTGGATGTCTCCCACCCAAGCACCCCTGCATTCACATCATCTGGGTGTCGTTTAATATGCCCGTTGATTATGCTGATGGCTGTACGGGTGACCTCGATCAGATCCATAGGAGGAAAACATGTTTGGTTCCAGTCCTGCGCCTTGATCAATACCTCGCGCATACCCCAGCCTTCTTTCACCCACTTGCCTATGAGCCTTGCCAAGGTATCGTTGCGAGTACCCTGTTCCTGTGGTGCCTCAGTCAGTTTGTCGCGTATGCTCTCAACCTTGCTGCCCGTGTTGAACACATGCATCATTTGCAGATCGTTATCGACTAGGGCGGGGAGATCATCCATGCCACCTACGGCATACTGTTCATCGCATGTCATCACATAACCATGTGAAGGGGCGACCATTACATACCCGCCATCACCACGGACATCGAGCTTGTTGAGTCCCGCGCTATTACGAATAAGGGTAGAGCCAAGGCTATAGAAGTAGTGAGCACCACCCCGAGGGGTTGTCTGTTTCAGTGGCGTTCTTGTAATTGCACCAGCATCTATCCAGTTCACAGCGTCATCACTGTCTGCATCTACTACCGCAAAGGTAATGCCAGTGATCGCCGCCCAGTTTGCCAGTGGGTATTGGCTGTGCCACTGCTTGATCTCATCTTGAGATGGCTGGATCTTTTGATAGTGCTGCCACTTTACCCGTGGTGTCTTGGCCCACTTAGATTTAAGTTCATCCTCTGAATCAAATGGATGCCTGGTGCGGAAGTATTGCGGCACCACTTCACTTGGTGAGCCACAAGGGATGATGTGCATGCCCTGCTCCCACATATCAAAGAGCAGTTCTTCCTTTGCTTCTGGCGACATAGGCCCGTCATAGCTACTAGCTAGAAAAGGCATCATCAAGATTTCCGTCCGACCCAATACCTCTGGTCATCACCGCGAGATGACTCGATAGTCATGCCTAACTTGTATGCTGCCGCCCTAATACACCTGACTTCTTCTTCACTGTTCAAGAACACGCTGTCACCTATAGCCATCTTCTTCAAAAGCTTTTGCCATTTGCCTTGACCCTTCGTAGGATGACTTGGCTTCGGCACGTTTTGCTCAATCATAAATTCCATGACACTTCTTTTTGTTAGCTAAGTTGCCTCATACTACTCATGTAATATCCGTTTGTAAAATTATTTTATAAAAAGGTATTGCACCTTGGTGGACTTTGGTGCACTATCGGTTTTGTAGAGAGATGAGTTAGACAGAAGAAAGGAAAGAAGCATGACAAGCATGAAGTGTTTGGCGCTGCAATTAGTGGGTGCAAAAAGCAAGAAGGCAGAGATAGAGAAAACGATCAGGAAGCTGAACCGTGAACTCTTGGATACGAAAGAAGTAAGTGCAATGCTTGCTCCGATCCATAATGAAGGTGGGGAAAGAACAGTAGATGGTATTACTGTAGAGATGAAGAGAGATCACATCTGGGATCAAGTCATCCTCGATGAGGTATCTGAAGCAATTCCAAAGCAAGACTGGCCCTCCTTTTTAACTCAGCAAACTACATACAAAGTTGATATGCGTGCATTCAAAGATTATGCATTAGCTCATCCAGAGCTTGCATCTAAATGGCATGACGCACATTCAATTAAGTTAGGTGACCCCAAGGTCAAAGCAATCAACGCTGAAAAACTACTTAAAGAGGAGGACTAATATGTCTTTACTTCAGCAGGTTACGAGTACCCGCGAAAGCGGTGGGCCAATACCCCCAGTGCGGATTAACATCCAAGGCACGGATGGTATAGGTAAGAGTACGTTTGGTGCTAACGCAGACCAATCGATCTTCATTCAAGCGGAGGACGGTCTGTCTTTCATTGATGCGCCAAGGTTTCCTCAAGCTAATACTTGGGAAGATCTTATTGAGCAGGTGAAGACGCTTGTGACTGAAGACCATCCGTATAAGACGGTTGTTCTGGACACCACTGATGCTGCCGCCAAGTTGGGTGAAGCATATGTGTGTACTCAGAATGGCTGGACAAGTGCGGCAGATCCCAAGGCGGGGTACGGCGCGTTCTATGTAGCTGAAGAGAATGCATGGGTTCATCTGTTGAATGGGTTGAACGTAGCTCACACACAGAAAAGCATGAACATCATTCTATTAAGCCACGTTGCATCCAAGGCGTACAAAGATCCAGAGTTGGAACCTTATGATCGCTGGGAGATGCGTTGCAACAAGAAGGTCAACGCCCTGATAAAGGACTGGGTTGATTTCAATCTGTTCGCTAACTATGAAACCACCTTAATCAAGGATGGTCAGAAGGCGCGTGGTGTGAGCTACGGTAATCGCAGTTTGTTTACCAAGTTCGCAGCAGCGTATGACGCGAAGTCTCGTATAGATCTTCCACAGAAGATTGAGTTCTCATGGCAATCCTTTATGGATTCCTACACCGCAGCATTGTCTGCAAACAAAAACGAAGCAGCTTAAGGAGCAGCATTATGGGTCTATTAGATCAAGGGATCGATGTAAGCAACATCGAAGCAAGTACAGGTGGCGGTGGTTCTGAGCCGTTCCCAGCAGGTGATTACACTTTGTCGGCAGCTATGTACGAAGAGCAGCAGTCTAAGGCTGGCAACGACATGATCAAGATTGAGTTCAACGTAGTTGGGCCAAGCTATGCAGGTCGTAAGATCTGGGATTACTTCGTGCTCAACAATCAAGTGGGCGTGTCTCGCTTGAAGGGATTCATTGGAGCCACTGGGCAGGATGTATCACAGACGTTGAACACCGACATGCTTCGCGCTGCAATGGGTAAGCAGTTCACTGCAAGCATCAAGGTTGAGCCTGGTTCTGGCCAGTATGGGCCAAGCAACAAGATTGCTGGGTACAAGTCTGGTGCTGGACCTGCACAACCACACGCTCAGACTGAGCAGCCACAACAGGCACAGGCTACACCAGCCGCTGGCCTAGAAACGGCAAGCTGGTCTTAACTAAGTAGTAAGGCCAAGGGAGAATCCTACTTCCTAGTAACACTTGCCCGTCAGTGTGGCCGAAGACGGGACTGTTTAGACCAAGGGGCTTCCTCCCCTATTAGCGTGTTCCCGTCCGCGTTGGTCGATAGGCGGGGCTGTTTTTAAAACCAAAGCAACAAGAGAAAAACGCTATGAAAGCACCAACAAAAAAAGAAGTAACAGAGCAGTTGAAAGAAGAGATCAGGCTACGCAGCCTAGATAAAGAGCATCACCTCAACACCTTGAAGCAACTTGGCGTAGCTGAGGATCGCATCAGAGAGCTTGAGCAGTTAACCAAAGGCACTGATGTCTTTCAGGTGTCGCACCCGTCCAACCTGTTTTGGCACCGATACGCTGACCACGGTCTGCGGATCTACACGCACGGGGATGACCATGATGACAGCAAGCAATTGCTTACCAGAATCCCATTGTTTACCAACCATGACGGCGAAGCGGATAGGCAGAGCAAGATAGAGATCTTGTTGAAGTTGCAGAAGCTTTTGTCTGAAGCCTACGAGTCTTTCCCCGATGAATATATTGGGGTGGAGATCTTCATGGCAGAAAACCATGTGAACTGCTGATCATGAGTGAGCAAGAAAACATTTATGGCATGGAAATTGGCGATCTCAAGCAGGAAGTCATTGCTGCGCTGCAAAGGCCCTTCGTTAAATTTTATGGGCTTGATTCATTTCAAGCCTCTAAAGAATGGAAAGCTGGTATAAAAAAGTATTATAAAAAAGATGCTGCAGCTAGAGGTCGCCCTTATTCAGATTTAAAAAAGGCAATAAGCTATGAGGTATCAGAAGAAGTAATAGATTATTTAAGACCGTCCGTTAATAAAGGTAGTCAACGCGCTTTGTACAACGCAATGCTCAACGCAAGCCCAAGGCATTACAATATGTGGCTTGAGTTTTTTGATCCGAAGCAACATCAAAAACCCTCATTGGTTGGATATCACATTAGCGCACTGACTAATGTTCCTATGTTGGAGGGGCCAAAAGGCCGTCAATATATAACCCCTAGACTTTTACCCACCAAACCTGGGAACGTCTTTACTTTAGATCGGTATTTTGAAGTTAACAGTTCTCAACACAAGTTAAATAAAGATCGAAGAAAAAATGCTGGACTTCCTCCTGCCAATCATAAAATCAATCAACTTGTTGGTGTAAGTCCTAATTCAACTTATACCGATATATGGAGTAAAGAGGGGCCGTTAATTCATAATGGGGAAAAAAACGGACTTCAAATAGGTTCAGATTCTCTTGTTAAAAAACTTTGGTTTCTTGGGGACGCTGACGGAGAGTTCTCTCCTGACATGGAGTGCGCTGTTTCTAGGTGGAACCAAGGGCTTAATAATTTTATACAAGACAACGAAGTTAATTCTAGTATTTATCTAGATCAAGCAGAGGAAGTACATAACTACTCTTGGGTAGTTGCCATCATGAGTTTGATGAACTTTGACTGGTTTGTTGAAGAGCCTATATCTACTGGCATTCAAGGATCAAAGTCTAAAAAAACAAACGTAACTCCATACAACTCTTACCACAAAGTTAAGCTTACGGTTCCTAAGAATAAGGGGATGGTCGTTGCCCCTAAGCAACTTAAACGAATCGAGCCTTATGGAGTGAGAGAACATGATGTGGCTGGTCATCCACGAAAATATAAAGATGAATACGGCGTTGTGTACAAGGTGATTAATATTGCTCCGCATAAGAGAGGAAATCCAAAGCTTGGCCGAGTAACCAAAGACTACGTTGTAGTTAAGGGTGACAAAAATGAATGAACTAACACGCGAAAAGGTAGAGTCATCAGACCCTGCCGCCCCGTGGAACGTAAAGGACGCAGAGTTCTGTGATAAGCATCCTGATGTAGAGATAGAGTCTGATGAGTATGAAGACTGTGACTCGCCAACTGGATGGTATACCCATGAATCTTGCCCAGTGTGCGAGGCGCTTGCTCACCTAAATGAGGGGCAGTTGTATTGCACAGACTGTTACAAGCCCGACCTTGAGTACGATCTAGGCGAGGGGTTCTATTGTTTAAATTGTGAAGAGTATGCCGAAGGCGTTAATGCTCATGGAGCTATTGTAAAATGAATGAAGAATTTGAAATTGAAATGCCTGGTGCAAACGAAGAATACCAGTACGCCCTTGAACTTATTAAGAACATGGCAGGTATTGCAGATGATCTAGATCCTGATGTGTTTGCAGAAACCATGATGATCTATGCAGCCACTTACCTCATAGCTAATGAGCGCATTGAGTTCTTAAGCCCTTTCTTATTAACAACCCTGAAGCAAATTGAAGATCAATTAGAACCAGTGGTATGTCACTAATGAAGTTAAGATACTATCAAGAAGAAGCTATTGATGCTGCGCTGCACTGGTTTAAAACCCAAGACACGCACCCACTGATCGTCCTACCCACAGGTGCTGGCAAGACTGTAGTCTTTGCTAACCTGATCAAGCAGTTGTTTGAACGAGAGCCTGATTGCAGGGTTTTAATTTTGGCACACCGGCAAGAGCTTGTGTCACAGGCAGATGACAAGCTCAAGAAAGTTTGGTCATGCGCCCCGTCAGGCATTGTGGCTGCTGGACTTAACCAGTTTGAAGTAGATGCCCGTATTGTTATCGCCAGCCGTGACACCTTGGCCACACCAAAGCGTTTGGGGTCTAGCGGTCACTTCGATTACATCATTGTTGATGAAGCCCACCACGTTGCGCCAGATCCAAAGACACGTTACCGCAAGATCTTTCAACACTTTGATGATGAACAATGGATTGAGCCTAAGATTCTAGGCGTAACAGCTACACCATTTCGCATGGGCCAAGGCTTTATCTATGGCCTAGATGATCACTTCTTCTCAGGCGTAGCTTACAAAGTAGGTATACCTGAGATGATCAAGCAAGGTTATCTCTGCCGCTTGTCTGCATTCCAAGTAGCAGATGATGCCGTGATCGATGCATCTACTGCGCGGGTCAAGTTCAAAGGTGGCGACTATCGTGAGTCCGACATTGCCAAGCTTGCCATGGAAGATCAGACCATGCTGGCCATCATCAATGACTGGATAGACAAGGCGTACAGCAAGGGCAGACTAAGCAGTGTGTTCTTCTGTATCACAGTAGACCATGCCAATAAGATGTGCATGTACCTGCAGCAAGCAGGCATTGAGGCCGCTGTAGTGACGGGGGAAACCCCACAAGCAGAGCGAGAAGAAATCCTTGAGCGTTTTGAGGACGGCAAGATCAACGCGCTATGTAATGTAGCTGTTCTCACTGAGGGATGGGATGCCCCGCGAACTGACTGCATAGCACTACTCAGGCCCACTAAATCGCTTGGCCTGTA